ACCACCCAATACTTTGAATGTAAGAGACGATCCCTTTAATGGATAGAAGATATCATCATCTGCTGTAGGATAATCAATCTCAACTGGTCCTACTTGCCCATGAGGGATATCAGTAATTGTACCAGTGTAGTCTTTTTTAAGAATAAGTATCTTATTATTGCTAACAAGCATCTCGTTAAATGGATTGCAAAACCCATCAAACTCAAAGCGATATAGTATTCCGTATCCTGTCATTATCTTCCAGTTATTCTAAGAGTTGTTTCCATTGACTTGTTGATTGAGTAGCCAGTAGATGTTGCAGTAATTGAACCAGTCAAATCTACGAATAATCTTACAGATTGCGTAGAATAGTTTGATCCACCATATTGATAAGATGAACCACTTACTTTACTAGACATTGATCCACCAGATGAAGCACCTGAAATTGCTGAGCCAGTTTTATTCTTATCCATGCTAGCATCAACCTTACCAGCTAATGCTTTCATAGCACCACCAATAGCTACAGCAGCCATACCATAACCAATACCTAATTCTGGAACAGTAGCTACACCTCCAGTAAAAAATGCTTTTAATGCAGTTCCTACTATACCAGCAGCAATTGCAGCAGTACCAATTTTGATTAAATAATCTCCTAACGCATTAAGAATCATTGAACCAAGGGCCTTAAAAGCATCTCCTACAGTACCTCCAGAGAATAAAGCTGTTCCTACAATTTCAGCAAATCCTGCTGCTAAATTAACAGCTAAATCTTTACTTGCAGAATAAAAAGCTTGTCCATAATTTGCCATATTAGTAAGCAAATCTTGATCCATTAATTGGTTTGCAGCTTGACTAGCAGTTTGTTTACTATTTTTAGCATCTTGCATAAATCTAGCATCTACACTGTCAGACATAACTTTTCTAGCCTTGTTTCTATTAGTTACAAGTGCTTCGACAACTTTTTGCCCTAACTTCATTCTTTTGGATGCAAACTCTGCTTCCCAACCATCGTATTGAGCACCATACCTTTTAGCCTCATCAATCTTGCCTGTAAAATAGGCTCTCATGTCTTTTAGCTCCTCGGTATAATTAGTAGACCACCATTCTCTAGCTCTCATTCCAGCTAACTTATTGGCTTCGTCTAAATCCCTTAGTTTACCATAATAAGCAGCTTCGTCTGCTACCCATTTATCATGTAATCTTTGCCTTTCCTTAGCAGCTTTATCAAACTCTTTATTACCAGCATCTCCTCCAGGAGGCTTATCATCAAATTTGGGTTTGCCTTTTTTAGCAGCAGCTTCTTCAGCTTTTCTAGCAGCTTCTTCTAAATCATTAATTAATTTATAGTTATTAGCATACTCATGATAAAGCTTATATCTTTCTGCAATTAATTCAGTTTTGCTTTTATTATATTTAGCTTCTCCTGTAGCCTGATCCATTTCTGTAAATCCTACAGCAGGTGCTTTTTTAATTAATTCATCAAAATGCTTAATTCTTTGTTTAAGCTCTACATTGGCATCTCTTAATAAATTAGGATCTTTCTTAATAGCAGCATCCATAATATCATTATACATTGCACCTGCTGCTTTAGAAGCTACAAATGCTGCTGCCAATGATACTAATAACTTAACTAAACCACCCCCCGATAAACTGAGTGCCGACACTGTAGTAGCTAAAGATTTAGCTAATGATATTAATTTACTTATTCCAATTAAAATAGGACCAATAGAAACGCCAATAGCAATAAGTTTTAAATTCATTTCCTTGGCTTCTGGAGTCAATTCCATAAATCTATCTTTAAGCTCTCCAATAAAACCAGAGAAAGCCCTTAAACCAGCTCCAACTCGTAATTCATCATTTAAGACATTACCAATGTCTGCTAAAGCAAATGTTATACTCTCTTTTAATTTATTAAACGACCCCATTAAAGTTTGGGATTGTTTATCTAGCATTCCATAATATCTACCGCCTTTACTTGTAGCAGCTTCAAAAGCATCAGCAACATCTTGTACGCTGATTTGGCCATTCTTCATTTCTTTTGTGAGAACAGCCATTGACTTTCCAGTCTTATCTGAAATAGCCTGCAATGGGTTAAATCCAGCATTAATCATTTGACGAGCTTCTTGCCCCATCAATTTGCCTGATGCTTGTACTTGACCAAATGCTAATGAAAGTCTTTGAAATTTATCAGAACTACCTCCTGATACATCTCCTAGCATTTTTGTGATAAATACTGCTTGCTCTGCAGATAATCCGTAACCTAGTAATGTTTGAGTACCCTTTGCAATATCTTGAAATTGCATAGGAGATTTAAGAGCTAAATCTTTTAACTCTTTTAATGTATCTTTTGCTACTTCTGCTGAACCTGTGAATACTTCAAATGAAACAGAAATTTGTTCCATTTCTGCAGAAGTCTTTAATGAAGCTACTCCTAATCCAACTAATGGTGCAGTAATTGCAGTGGTTAATTTATTGCCAATATTGCCAATAGCAGAACCAAATGCAGCTAATGATCTTGTAGTATTAGCCCCAATCTGATTCATATTGCCAGAAATACTATTTCTAAGCCCTTCTACGGAAGCAGATAATTCCTCTAATTTTTTGACAGCATCAGATACATCAGCCCCAAATACTACCTTATATTCATTACTTTCAGCCATTGTCTAAAGAGTTAAGCCATTTATTCGTTAGTTCATCCGAAAGATACTCTTTTTCTTTTGGTTTTTCTAAAACTTTTCCTATATCGTCTGTCCAAAGAGGCCATAGTTTCTTAGCAGTTGGGGCATCTTTACCAGCTAAAGCAGCTATTGAAGACCACATAATTTGCCTTGTATGCTCCCATTGCTCTGCTTTTCTAAACTCAAAGCCATGTTCATAGTCCAGAAATTCCCCTAAAGTCATTCTTTTCCATTCCCATGGCTTTAACCCAGTTTTATTTATCCTTGTAAGAATGTTCTTCCAAGTAATTATTTCTTTTTTTTTGAGTCAATCTTTAATTCAGGCTTCTCTAAATCACTTGGCATTAAATCGGCAGTAATCCAATCAACAACATTTACTACCTTACAAGTGACCAACCATTTAGTAGCAAGCATTCTGTTCCCTTTTAGCTTTCTTAAAACATCTTCAGCTTCATCATCTAAGCCATTTAAAAATAGCCAATAAATATGCCCACTTAAAAGCATATCTCTTGTAATTTCAATTAATCTTTGAGGATCATTTTCATAATCTTGCATATTAACAAGATCATTAAACTCTCCTCCTAATTCCTTAACATAAACATCGTTTATGCAACCTAATGAAAAGTCAAAGTTGATTTTCTTTCCTTCAAATGTAATACTACGCATTGTGTGTGTGTGTTTTGTGTGTATTTAAACAAAAAGGGTAGAGATTATATCCCTACCCCAAATGTAAACAAAAATTTTCAAATATTAAGCAGCAGTAGTCTTTGTTAATGGACCATTACCTTTTAGCTTAATATCTACAGTAGCAATCTCTTGATCACCACCTTTTACTGGTACTGACTCAACATAAGCTAAACCAGTTAATACTGTAGCTCCTGTAGCAGCAGTTTTGAATGAAACAGTTAATTCTGTTTGCTCTATCCAAGCAGTCAATAACTCATCATAAGTGTAGTTTGTTCCACCATCACTGTAGTCTAATTGAGCTGTAGCTGACAATCCCCATGCTTTACGGCCTGGAATTGCAGTTTCCCATACACCTGAATCCTTGGATGAAGTATCAATCATTGTAGTTGATAATTCGATATCACAAGTTGTTTCGTTTGCTATAACCTTAGTACCTACGAAGATACGCAAGTCTGTTCCTTTTACTAATGCCATTTTATTTCTAATTTAATTGTTCTAATAATTGACTAAATGTTACGATAATTTCTACTTGCCATCCTGTTGGCAATTGTGAAGTTAATGTATTTGTTTGATATTCACAATTCAAAACCTGCCAATTAGTTAAGTGGCTACTAATTCCATAATTACTTGGTCCTAAGAGGACTTTACCTATAATTTGATTAACTATATCATTAGCTACTTTTTTGCCTCCTGTATCAGATACAAACTTAGTAATAACGTGAATATCAATAATCTCATCACGAATAAACATATCTTTATTCCCATCATTTCTACCTGTCTGTTGCATAAATACAATGGCAGGAAATGCTGCTGTACTTGGAACTATCTCATCAAAAACCTCAACTGGCTGATTATTACTAGTAATATTAGTTAAAGTCTCAAAATAAGCCTTTCTTAATTCAAATTGTGGGTCTTTTGCTACCATTTTATTAAGTTTTCATAAGGTTTTTGACCTTAGTTCCTGTTTTTCTTTTTATTTTATTAGATGCTAAAACGTATTGATGAAATAAAAACTTTTTTGGCCTTATACCTTTACTACTACCATCAGATTCTTTCCAACCAGAAATATAT